TTCTTGACTTCCTCTTCATCGTCTTCGGATTCATTCTCCATGGTGCCCTTGAACGCATCGCACCCGCAGGCATAGCACCCATGGTCGGTCTTGATATGCAGAGCCTTCTCGTGACCGCATGGGCACTTCGTGTACTCTCCCATAGAGCGGTTCGAGAGTTGCGACCAACGGGAACTCGCCTCAGTCGTCCTGATGGCGACATCTGGGAACATCGAGATCATGTAGGGATCTTTAACGAAACGATCAATGAATTGCGCTTGGTTTTCCCCGTCGTTGCACATATAACGCTCAACGGCACCGTTGCAGAATTCATCTGTAAATAGGATCGATTTACCCATCGCGTCTCCCTACTTGAGAACTTTTCCTAACAGCCAATTCACGAATCCGAAACCCGCCCCAAAGAAGAATCCGAATATCGTGTCCCGCAGCATCTCTTGCCAAACCATGGTTGCCTCCCCCTCCCAGAAAAAAAGGCGGGATCAAAGCCCACTTTAGTGGACCTTAATCCCGCCTAGAATCCGGGTGTTTACCGTCGCTCTTAGGAACGCGAGCCGGAGCTACCGGCGCCGGTTAAATTGGTTATTTCTTTAGAATCGCAACTATTTTCTTATCTTCTCGTTTGAACGTTACATCTGGAACGAGCCTTGCTGTCGATATAGCCGTCTGCAACCTGCGCGTAAACGTCAATCCCGCTTCTTTCATGGCCTGCCTTTTAACGACTCGAACCCAGGATCCGCGCTTCATACCGTCACCATTTCCCGTTCTTCCCGATATTGCCTTCGAGCGGACGACTTATCTGCCAGGATCGGGATCGCGACGCATCGGCAATTGTAGTCCTGACCGGGGTTCGCCTTGCGACCTTTCGGTGGGTCGACAATCGGTGGTTTTGAAAACTCGAAAACACGTCCATCCAAAACCCGATGGTTGTCGCTCCCATGAGTTCCAGGAGCCGGGCGGACCCGATTGTCATGGGACGTTGACCAAATATAAGAGGTGATTCCCGCTTCGCCGTATCGCTGCTCATGGTACTTCGACATGAAGATTGATGTCTCGTTTCGTGCGAGGAATTTCGCCTTCCGGACCGAGACGCCGTAGCGCTTTTTAATAGATGGGATGAGCTTGTCAAATCGGTATCCCTCCCTTGCGTTTTCCTCTACGGATTCACGGAGACTGAAGATCTCCTGGTCGGCGAACTTCGTAATATAGAGCTTCAGATTCTCTGAATATTCATCGGCGAGTCGTTCCCGCGACCGCACATCAAGCTCCGGCTGAACCTCCAGCTTCTTGGCGACGCCTTTAAATCCTTGCTCAAGAGAATCAATGGTTTTCCGAGCATCAACATCCCGGACATTCACGTCGTGAACGATATTCTTCTGAATTTCGTCGAGCTTACGGATAAGAAGATCATGAATTTCTTGCGACCGGACATGGAATGCGGCCGCTTCCGCTTTAATCCAATTCGGTACTTTGGATTGTTCGATAGTAAATATGCGCGTCGTTTTGTTAAAGACGCCTCCCATATCCTCGATGGCTGTAGATATCGCCGCTGAGAATTGACCTGAGAACATTCCCCCTGTGTATTGAACACGCCCCACCTGTAATGCTTCTAAGAGTTTTTCGGTCCGATTGGCATTTGAAAGCGCCACCGCAAACGGTGATTTATGGCCTGACTGACGTATGAGATCCACAAGCGGTCTAAACAAGGTGTCCCTAAGAATACTGATCACCTGCCTTTCGGTGTCTTTCCAGTAGGACGGCTTAAGCCTAAGAGGGGCGAGCGTTTTCAATGGGTTAAAATCTTTCCGTTTCCAGGGATAATGCCAGACGGCGCTTTTATGATTGGGCTTGCCTTATAGTCCATGATGATTGAAATCGCCTGTAAGAGAACCTTGATTGAAAGGTTCTTCATCTCCTGGTTATCCATGGCAGCACTGACGATGGTTTTTCCTGTCCCGGTATCGAACGCAATAATGATCTGTCCTCGGATTGCCGGGTTTTGCGATTCCGTTGGTTTTTCCTGTTCGTTCATGCGACCGCCTCCTCTTTACTCTGTTCTTGCCCTTCTTCTCCTTCCACGCCAACATCCATAAACATCGGCTCTGGATCCGCTCCCTGGCTAACCTCGGATTCTATCGGGATTAATCCTTCCTTCTGCTGCATGGACATATATTCCTGTGGTGTGAGCATTCCAGAACTAGCGTCATCCTTCCAACGGTTATGCTTGGAGGTCTTAACCTCTTCTTCTTCTTTGGCGGTCATTGTGCGCATCGGGAGGAATTTGAACATCAACTCAAACGGCTTTCCGAAAAGCGACACGGCTTTGAGCTGTAGAAGCTGGTAAAGAAGAGGCTTTGCTTCCTCGCGGATTTCCGACTCTACCATCCCGCAATAGTTCTCGATATCGTCCTCGCCTGACGCGAATCCGGCCGCCGATATCCCGAAGAGCTTCGTCATAGGGATCCTCAAGTTACAGGCGAGTCCTATCCGATTTTCTTTCCAGATCTCCGCGAGGCCAGCATAGGTGAGTTGCTTCTGATCGTATTCGTCCTCTTTATCCATGACGAGCGCGTTATTGGTCGACTTGGCGCGATTCGTGATGTTTAAACGTGAGAGCATCTGCTGTGTGCCCTTCTGGGATGAGAGCTGGGCCGCGAAATTCTTGAATCTGAAAATGTCGACCTTTGCCTCCTTTAGGAGGTCATACACTACGTTTTGGGTGCGTAGGAAAATGTTGAGAGGCTGCACGATGTGTTCGACTTCCGACATTCCCCATCCCTGGAGAATCATATTTATGGGGTAAGGTGCCTCCTTGCCGGAGAGCGTCCTTACGCGCGATTCGTGGATCTTCTGGCCATAGAACGTATAAAAGCCGGATTCCGGGAAGCGTTGTGGGCTCGTGAGTTCCCACCTGTGACAGGCGATGAATTGAATCGGCCTATTCGCCGCGCCTTGCAAAGTTAATGGCTTCTGTGGATTCTCGCCGTTCTCCACAATGATTGCGCCGCCGCCATAGAGCCTCGCCCAATTCATGGCGGTCTTGAAGGTTTTAAAGAAGGAGGTTGAATCCAAATCATCATTTAGGCGTTTAATATCGTCCTTGTCGAGCTTTTCGTCGTGGCTAATGAGTTCAAGACCACCGCGGAAACCGTCTTGAACTGGCATGTCGATAGCCGATTGGACGATCCCTTCGCTCTTATAGAGATATCCAAGCGCCATGTATTGGATCGTCACTACGTTGTATCCGGTATTGAAAATTATGCTGTCAAAGTCGTTGAGTTCGCTCGTCGCCCCGAAGCTCTGAACAAGGGCATCGAAAGAATTGGTCATTCGGTTTTCGAATGTATCGACCGTATTCTGGAGGAGTGCAGCCTCCTTACGTAGCCCGGCGAGCTCGCGTTCAAGCCGGCGAACCTTGGGAGTGCTTGGGATTCTTTGGTTCATCGCGGCATCCCGCCTACCCAGTTCCAGCTTGGGTGATCCTTTTGGTAGGTGTACAACGCATAGCGTTTCGCGTCCATCAAATGGTCCATGAACTTAACGGGCTCCTCAAGAACGTTTCCGTTCTTATCCTGGCGCCACTTATAAACCGCCCGCTCTTTGTTGAGGTTAATGTTTGAAGGGAGGGTATAGAACTTGTGTCGTTTGCAGAAATCGATCCCGATATTGACCTCTTTATCGGCCGGATAGATATTGAACCCCGCTTTGGCGAATTCCTCGATACGGTCGGGTTCGGCACAGTCCGCATACATCGGACGATGCCGTTGTTCCTCGGGGATGAGTTCTTTGACCTTGTCGATGAGTTCGCTGTTTGTAAGGTGGTTCTGATATAGGAGTTCGCGGAGGTAGCAGTTCTCGATGTCCTTAACGTTGATTTCAATGAGGGCTGAAGGATTGTTGTACCCGAAGTCGAGTCCATAAATGATCTCGGAATTTTCGTCTGTCGCTGGGAATTCCTGAACGAGTTCATAGGTTTTATAGATGAGGTTCGTGAGCGTTCCCCACTCCCCCTCGGCATACACGTTATAAGCGTTGATGTCCTGGTCCTTGAGAGCAATGAGGATATCGATATAGTCCTGGGCGAGGAATGGGTTGTCGCGGTAATTCGAATGAATGATCTCGAGCTTGCTGGCGAAGCTCTCGGTAAGCATGAGGCGCTGATTGATCCAGCTTTGTTCGTCGGAAGGGTTAAGAGTGAAATATATGCGGTTGGGGTTTGCGGGAGTGGTCGGTGAGCGAAGGCGGGTCTGTATAACGATCCAATCCTCCCATGTAAATTCGCTGGCCTCTTCGAGCCAGATATCATTCCAGTCGGTTGATTTGATCTTTTCAGGGTCGTCGAGAGAAAGGAAATTGATGCTTGCGTTATTCTGTGGGTTGGTAATGACGTTATGGGTTTTATCATGGCCGATTCGACCATAGACGCCCCAATCAGTGAGCAGGTCAACGACGAGCTTATAAGCAGTAAGACGAAGAGCGGGAAACGTTTTGCGGCAGATAGCAATCTTGCGATTAGGGATTGAGAAGAGCTTCTGGACGCAAATCTGGGCGATGGAATGGCTCTTGCTCGAGCCAGCCCCGCCGACATTGACGATGTATTGAGCCTTTGATCGCAGGTTACGGTCATAGACCCTGGTGGTCTGGACTTTTACTATCTTTGGCTCGATCATAGGTTGCCGGCGAAAATTGGATGACGACGGGTGCGCCGGAACCATCAGTAATTTCTGTTTTATCGACGAACATTTTCAGGTGGCGGCCCAACAGTTCCAACGCTTTAGTCTTATCCCATAGCTTAAATTTCTTCAATTCACCGATTTTGTGTTTCAATTCTTTAGGACCAAAGAAGAGATCTTCTACTTCAATTCCAGAAAGCGCTTTCACGAGCCCATCAGGCATTTCGCTCAAGGTACGAATTGTGCCATCCGCATTAAACGCCTGCCTAAGGTCAGACTCTGCGATATTTAAGAGTGCTTTAAGAATCCTCTCCTGAGTCACTTCGGCGTTACTATGGATCTTTTCTAGGGCCGCATCGACCGCCGCTCGAATAATAGGTTTTGATAGGAGATCTGAACTCTGTTCCTGAGCGGTTTTTTTTGAATATCCCGCACGAATTGCGGCTTGCGTTCCATTTTGGTCCTTGATGTATTCCGAAACGAACCGCCGATGTTTTGGTTTCATCGCCATATTAAAGATTGGAAGCAGAGTTTCCGTTGCCGCAGTAAGGGATAGCCACATCCACAAACCTGCCAGGCAACCGCCTGTTCAGCGACAGCGGAAACCCCGCCATGTTTCCCGAGGAGACGGATTGTTTGCTTCCGCCATCTCTTAAATCTTTTTTAAGGTTTACGCACCCGATAGCGATTTCAGCACTCAGACGCGCCCACAAATGCTGCGGAACAACCCGATGCGCGATATTTTCGAATAGTGAAAATGCCGTCTCTAGGCTTACGTCAATCGATTCAGCATGTCTCAATTTCGCCATCTGGAAGAGTCTTTCGAAGGAAGGGTCGTTACGCCGCCAGTCATGAACGGCATCCCGTGAAATTCGAACTGTTCTTGCGGCACCGGATATCGTGCCAATTCGCGCAAGGGCCTTCAGGAAAGGGATCTTGCGGTTCTCTTTATAAGCCCGGCATAGTGGCGTCATTTCGTCCCTAGGATATACCCTAAGGGCGAAAAATCGTTAGTGATGATTCCTTACAAATGCGCTTGGTAGAGAGGGCGTATAATCTTTTCGGGCGGTCCGTTGCGTCGAGAATTAGGGTGACGAAGGTTGTAGGTGGTTATGTAGGTTGTGCGGGCTGAACGATGCCGATATATGATCTGCTGAATGCACGACCAGCTTACATTCATGCTGCGAGCGACTTCTTTTGGAGATTGCCCCGCGCGAAGGTAGCGGATGACGGACGATATCATTTCCTTCGTGGCGTCTGTCAGGCGATTTTCCCCCTCCGGGTACTTCCTCAGTGTGCGTTAATTATGACGCCAAAATCAATTTTTAGCAACCATAGGGACTGGACTTTTGCAGGTAAGTGTATCATAATGCTGTCATCCTCTGCCGGTCTCTGCGCCATAGGAATATGACGTTGCAGTCCACCTTGTGGACGGCCGGTTATAAAGTACATGGCCCGAGATGTGTCCGGGCTTTGAAATCCTGCAACCGGCATGGGGATCGATTTTAAAACATATTCTAGAACCTTATCCGAGGCACATCTCCACATCGATTTTCGGCATGAACGGGCTAATGGATAAACCTAAGATGGCTTGACGGCTGGAAGAGGCCCGCATTGATTTTGGCGCAGTGCCCCGGGTACACGGGGATCCCGTAGCGCAGAATACGCACAAGGGAGCAGCGGAAGCCTCCAGCCGAACCTGGAAGCGGCCCCAGGACGATACGGTGTTCGGTAACCGTGGTAATTCGTCATCGGCTTAAAGGCCGGCTGCGCCAATATTTTCAGGGGGAGCAATGCCAGAGCAAAAGAGGGTTGCGATCTATGCGCGCGTTTCGACTGATCGGCAAACAAACGAAAATCAAATGCTCGATTTGCGGCGCTTCTGCTCCATGCGTGGATGGTCGGTTGTACAGGAATTTGTGGACGATGGGATCAGTGGCTCGAAAAAAAACCGCCCTAAACTTGATCAACTTATGGCGTTCGTTCGCAATGGACGATGCGACTGCGTGCTTGTTTGGCGGTACGACAGATTCGCCAGAAGCGGCTCACATCTGGTCAATACGCTCGAAGCCTGGCGTGAATGTGGTGTTGATTTTGCCTCGTATCATGAGGGCATCGATACTACGACAGCCCAAGGTAAATTCTTCTTTATGGTCGTCGCAGGCTTCGCAGAATTCGAACGGAGCCTCATCATCGATCGGATCAACTCAGGGCTTCGCCGCGCAAGAAGTTGTAAGGGTTGCGGCCAACAGCAAAGCGAATGCCGATGCCAGGAATATGTTCCCTCAAAAATTCTTGGGCGCCCCGGAGTTTCAAAATCTAAGATTGCCGAGATCATCGCCCTTCGCGGTAGTGCCTCCATTCGTGCGATCGCAGCTCGAACTGGCATTTCAAAATCAGTAGTTCAAAAAGTGCTGTCCTTAAAACCCAGTGAGAATGTGGCTTCCGCTATCGACGGAACGCCTGTGGCTTTTTGATGTGACCCGGAATCATCTGATTTATGGACAGTGCTTTTAGGAGGTGAACGATGGAAGGGACTTTAGACATCTGGTCAATCGTGTCTGGGAAGGACGGCAAGCCATACGTCCAATTCAAATTCGATGAAGAACACAAATTCCAACTTACCCCGATCGAGGCGAGGCAACACGCCTATAAGATACTTCAGGTTTCGTTTGCGGCCGAAGCCGATGCGTTCTTCGTGAATTTTATTGTCGAAAAAATTGGGCTTGAACTTGAGAAGGCAGTAGGGCTTCTGGCCGATTTCCGCCACTGGCGGGCAAAGAATGAACACTGAGCTTCATGATCCACGAGCTTAAAATCTGGCCGAGGTTCTTCGGGGAGGTCTTAGCCGGCGTCAAAAAGTACGAGATCCGGAAAAACGACCGAGATTACAAAGCCGGGGATCTGCTCCTCTTCCATGAGTGGAACCCTGAGACCAAAGAATATACAGGCCGCAGTTGCGAGGCGACCATCGTTCACATCACTTACGGCCATGACTTGGTTCCATCGGCCCTAAGCGGAGCACCTCTCTATAGTTGGTTCCCTTCCGAGATCTGCGTCTTTGGCATCGAGGTCCTTGCGTGAGAATCCGCTGGGGAAGGGTTTTCCTCTTTCTTTGGATCATGATCGGTGTCGGTGTCTGTTG